TTTTATATTGTATTGAGTATAAACAACGCAACCATCGATGTCCTTATCAAAGTAGTCGTTATATAACGTATTATCCACATATAAACCGGCTCGTTCAATGCCATTGAATACCCAACTAACCTTGTCATTATAAAATTTATTGACTGGTTGGTCTACCAAGTGTTCTAATTCCTCAAATAGGGCCTCACAATACTCATAGTGTTTGACAATGGGTATTAGAGTGTTAATGTCTTGTTTATTGGGATATTTGTGGTATAAAAATTCATGGGCAGGTGTGAATTGTATATACGTAGGGGAGGTTAGTGTGATGTCAATAAGCTGCTTAAGAGGAAAATAGTGTAGGAATTCTTTTTTATCCTTACAATATATTTTCTCTAAGTTCTTAATTAACAAAAATACCTTATCTTCAAATAGTTTCTCTTCTACCTCTGTATGGTAGATTGGAAATATGTAACCTTTATGGTCTTGTAAAGGCCTAATGTAGATGCAACAGATTGAGTTTTCGGCCGGATGAATGAAAGGTGAGTAAGGTATTATTTCAATGAATGCTTCTTTAACATTCCTGTTTTTAAATTCCTCAAATTGACTTTTATTTTCTACTAACCAGAACACTTAAGTACATTTTTATCTGTAATACTTAAGATAGTTATTGTTTAGATATTCTCCAAATTTAGGTAAACGAAGTCTTACTGAGGTTAAATCTACTATGTTTTTATTAGTATGAGCGGTTTGTTCTTTATCTCCAGTTATTTGCCAGGCTATGTTAAAAGGAATATATAATTGCCAAAGTATATCTGGGTTTTTAGAAACTAAACGATCATATTGGGATTTATCTATTTCAATATAGATTAGTTCATTAGATTTTTTACAAAAGTATCTTATAAATTCTCCATTCTGGTAGTCTTGTTGGGTTGGTAAAACAGGATTATATTGAGGAATATTACTATAAGGTTGGGTAATAGTTAAAATATTATTGTAATTAATACTATCTAAAGAAGGAGTTGATTCAATATCATCAGTAGCTATAGGTGATTGAGCTATAGGTATAATTTCTCTAGTAGGCAAATCTTGAGGAGTTTTACCTGTAAAATACTTTCCAGTAGAGGTTTTCCAGTAGGAACCATAATATATCTCTTGGTTACCTACTAAAGCAAATTCTCCACTACTAACTAAATTAGTTTTAACTTGGGATAAAGGAAAATAAGGCATATTTAAGCTAAAGCGTTATAAAATTTACCATTACCGTTTGAAGCAGTAACATCATTTAGGAATGTACGAATTTCTTTTCGGTTAGCCACATTGCTACGATATGAAATATGCAACCAAGGTCTTTTTGAACCTGTAGTTTTGTATTCTAAAAGGAATTGGTCAAACCCATTTTTAGCACTTAAAATCTTTCGAATAGCTTCGGCACGCACTAAAAATTCAGCGTTTTGACTAGTAATAGGTCCTGTAATATCTGAGAATTGAATGTCTACTGCTTCGCCTACCTCGTGTTGGCTGGATCCTCCTTTATCGCGGTAAGCATTAGTTACAATTAATGTAGGGTAAGTTGCTCTAATAGGCTCTAGAATATTTTGAGCTACACCTCTTAAGTTAGCTATAATTTGATCTCTTGTAAGTACTCCTCTTGTTGGGTGAGTTTTAGTTTGACCTACAGCTGGTATAAAGTATTTAGCTGCGGGGGCTGAACAAGATAATTGGGCTAAACTAAAGTTAGTAGATAATTGAATATTTTCAGCATTACAATCTCTTGGTCCTTGATTTCTTGATTCTCCTCTTGGTGATGGTGTTGTATTAGAAGAAGTACTACTACCTTGGGTGGGTGGGTTTCCATCTCCTTGAGAAGGGAATTTAGGAACCATTACAGTAGAAATATCTTTAAGCCAAACGTTATTTTCAATTTTATCAGTTATACCTGTAATGATAAAATCCATTGAAGTAGGGTAGTTAGATGGTAAATAAGAAGTATCTACTCTTAAAGCATTATATATCTTAATACCTGAAATCCCATCCATTGTTAGATTTAAGCTAATAGGGATAAATCCTACTCCACCTGATGCTTGTTTTCCTTGAATAGCTTTTTTAGCATTAGTGTAAGATAAGAAATCAATCTGTTTTTGGGCGTAAGTAGTAATGTTTTCTTCGTCCCAAGTTGGAATAGAATTATTTAAAGAACCCAAACCGTTTGCTGCTGCCGCAAAATCTTTAGTAGCGTTAGGAAATCTATTATTTAGATCTGCTAATTTACTTTGTGTTGGGTCTTCTGAGTCTGATGAAGCATCGGTTTTAGTAGGAGATATTCTATCAGTTAAACCTTGATTTAATTTAGATAGAGCTGTAGCATCTTCTCCTACAACTGAACCCGCAGCTTGGGCCCCAATTGTTAACATAGTAGCTAATTCAGGGGTAATTTCGGTTTTAATACCAAAGTTTCTCACAAAACCTGCACTACTAATTCCATTACGGTTATAATAACCATATAAATCAAGAATAGCAGGATCAGTTCGTAGTACTCCTAAAGCTGAAAGTATATTGTCTTTATTAGGTAATGGAGTTTCATCTATTATTCTAACTACGTTTTCATCAACATCAATAAAGGGTTTTAAAGTATTTATACCACCTATAGCTTTACTAATTTCAGTTAACATAGAAGTAAGTAAATCAATTAACGCTGATTTGTTATTTGGATCTAGATTTTCTTCAAGTTTAGTTAATATAAAATCTAGATTAACATATATGTTCATTACTTTACCTACTAAAGTATCTGCTATCTTACTAGCATATGGCTCTCCTTCAGGAGCATAATAATATGCGTTGCCCGAGGGGTAAATTCTACTTACTGAGATAAGGCAAACTCTAGGATCCATACTAAGTTGCCCTAGTGTTCTATAGATTATATTAGTATCAGCATCGTAATCAAAAGAAAGAACTGGTTGTTTATTATTACCTTGTACAAATTTAGGTATAACTTTATTTTCTATAAAAGCTAAGAATGAACCTAATCTAATATAATATTGAGAACTTTTTGTTTTACCACTAAAATCTTGTTTAAGAAAATGTTTATAACCTAATATGTTAGGAACATCTTTAAGTAAATCAGTCTCTAAACTAACACATCCTCCTTTAACAACAGGAGCGGCAGCTAATATTTTTTGAGCATCAAAGAATAATCTACCTATTTGGTGTCTATCTTTAAAGGCTTCAATTGGTGGGGTTTCACCCGTTTGTTCGGTTTGCTCATTAGCTTGAGTAGTTGTATCTGTAACTAAAACGTTAGCTTTTAAAGACTCAATAACATCACCTATACTTCGAATAATTACAGTAATATCGTAAGAACCATCTTCAACAAATGACCATGAAAAATTAACTACTCTACCATAGATAGCATCGTAATTACCATTGGATGCTAAACGGACTCTTTGAATTTCTCTTAGTAAGGCTTGAGTAGAAAATCCACCTTTTAAAAATGAATCCTCTAAACTAAATGGGCGATCAGTTATAAAATTACCGTTATTTTTGTAATATATAGTATTACCAAATTCAAGTAAAACACTGTAACCTAAACGTAAATAAAGTAAATCAAGTATTTCAAATTGGGTTCGATTCCACGCTTTAATTCTAACAGTAGATGTTTTTAAAGAACCACGGTTTTCAGTCTTGATTTCAGCTGAAAGGATACCGGGCATAGGTCGTATACCAAATTCTAAACCACCTAAACCATAAGCTGAATTATTAATTATAGAGCCATCTCTTGCAATTCCTCCTCTACCTTGATTAATATCAGCATCTTGGGTACCATTAAATAATACAAAATCTTTAGCTAGTGAATTACTATTTAATTTACCTTGCTTTTGTAAGCTAAGTAATTCAGGACTAGTAGGTTCAAAATCTGATGATATGTTAACTGAAGATACAAGCTTAACAAAAGCTGTACGAGCGTTTAAATATTGGAGCTGTTGAGGGGTTCGGTTTTGAGAACCATATATTCTCTGTCTTACTCTAATTTGCTCTGATATTTCTGGGTAAAGTTGTTCACCTACTATATTCATGACTCTAATTGGTTAATTGAGGCAAACTCACGGACTACTTCACTAAAATTACCTGGGATACGGATTTGGACTCCCTCGGGGATAACTAATGTCATTAAATCAATATTTGGATTAGCTATAGCTATAATCCACCATAATGTAGAATCTCCATAATAATTTAAAGCTAAAAGATCATACCTATCTCCTTGTGTAATATAAACATAGATATCATTCTCAGATAAAGGAATCTCAGGATAACGAGATGTAGCATATATCTGTTTTCCAGTAAAGGATTTTATAATAGGTATGTTTTGGTATCTATTCATCGTAAACCTTCTGGGACTGGACCATAATTATTATCTATAGCTTCTAAAGCAATATAACGCTGAGAACCATAACCTGTAACAAGTCCCTTACTATCAAATGCTAAACCTTGTTTTTCAGGGACAAAATTATGAATAGGGGTAAATTGGAATGAAGTAACTGAAATCCTATGAGGAAGTTCTTTTACTTTATTATCTGATATTGCTTGTAAATTATCTAATCCGGTTGTTAATGAAGAAGCTGAATCTCCTGCGGTGTCATTTATACCAATTTCCCAAGTTGTGTCATTAGGAACATCATATGTTAATGAATTTATAAACCCTACTTGTTCATATAAATAACCTCCCATAGTTAATTGAACTAAAGGACCTCTCATATAACCAAAAGGGCTATAATCTGGGGTTAGATTAGAAGCTAAATAGTTTAATTTTTTATACATCGGAATAAGTTCAGGCTTAGATAAAGCAGCTACAGTGAAAGATAATGAAATTGTTCTATCAAATCCATTGTAATTGTAAAAGTTTTCACCTCTACCTAAATATTTTACACTACCCCAACTAGCATTATATGAATCACTAAAACTATCAATAAATGCTCTAAAGTGCATAAATGTTTTAAAGTTAGGGCTGCTACCATCAATAGCAGCTATTCTAAATTTAACTAAATCATTTACAGGTTTTGTAGTATCTACCGCGTTGCTTCTATAAATTGACAAAGCATTAATTAAATCCTGAGCCCCTACAGGTTTATTATCAGCACCTATAACACCTGAACTATATGAAGCGTATGATTTATTAGCTCTTGAACCAGGACCTAGACCATCTTTACTACCTATATTAACTCGAGTTTCAATATTTTTAGTATTGTAGTCTGGGGCTAGTGGGGTAGCTCCTAATGTAGTTGCTCTTATAGCTTCTACACTATTTACACCTAAACTATCTCTTAATACTTTTCTAAAATCCTGGATCTTAGGAGATAAGTGATTACCTGCTGGGGGATTAACATTAGTTTGGATTAAATCTTTCTGAGTGTATGTAAAAGTATTATTAGCGTATATTAAACTACTATTTTTAGGCCATGTATTACCTGGAGTTAGGTTAGGATCATAAACATTAAACCAGTTATAACTGCCTAACTGACCATTAGCATTATAAAAACTAGCTAAGGGTTTATCTAAAGATCCAGAAGTTAATTGAGCAAAAATACCTGAAACTCCTTTACTGTTTACATTTTTTAAGTAATCTCCAGGTTCTACTATCTTTTTATAAGTTCCATAGAAATAATCAGGGTTAGAAGTAGCTAGAGGATTGTTTATACCTGTTCTTTGATCTGCAAATCTAATACTAGTATTACCCACACCTAAAGGAGCACCAGGTCCTCCTCTATATTCTAAAATGTTACTAGGTAAAGATGAAATATTATTTCTAGAACGAGCAAACCCACCAATTCTATTATTTAAAATTTTACTTTCAGTTAAAGCATATAAACGGTTTCTTAAAATCCCATCTGGAGAATTAAGAGCAGCTTGATTATCAGCTTTAATAATATTTGAATATAAAGCATTATCTAAACGAGCAAAAATGCTTAATGATGGACCATTAGCATAAGCTCCTGTTGGAGAGAATGGGTTTATTCCTTGTTTATTTAAATGACCTCCAAAAGCAACAACACCTGCCTGGGCTAAAGTAGATAATGGAGTATAAATACCTTCATTTAAGACACCACTAGCTTGAGTACGAACCGCGGTATTAGATAAAACATTTTGTTTAGCTGTAAATAAGATGCCATTAGGTGATTTTAAATCACCAAACATTTTGGCTAATCTTTTAATATCTGTAACAGCATCTCTAACAGCTAAGTAACCATTTCTTAAAAGAAAATCAGGTGATTTAGGTGATAAACCATTTGGAATCTTAGCCTGGATATAGGGTTGACCACTATATCCGCCCCCAGGAGTATCCTTACCATACTTGAGGCTTTTAAGATCGGTTCTTAAATTAATTAAAGGCATTTAAATTACTTAGGTGGATTATCTAAGTATTTAGGTGGTGTTTTACCATCTAAATCCAATACTGATTGAACTAAAGTAGTTGGATTTAAAGGTACAGTAGCACTAGATTTGGCTGGGGTTTTACCATCATTATCTGATAAAACAGAGCCTTGGTTTAATAGTTTATCTAATAGTCCCATAGTTTTTTATTTATAAATATTAAAAATTATTGAGTTTTATAAGTACTCATAGCCATAGCTGTACCTACTTTTGTACCGTCTAAATAAACTGCTCCTTCTTTATTAGCGATTTGGGTTAAAATAGCTCTCATTTCTTTAAATTCGGCCATAAGTTTATCTAATGGAATAACTGCTTCAGATCCGGCTTCACCAATCAAGGCTCTTGTTGGTTTAGTTACTATACCACCAGTAGCCATTTCTTCTCTTTCACCAAATATAAGATCTCCTAAATAATCACCGGCCATACTACCTCCAACAGCCCCACCAATTGTACCTGCTCCTGGGAGAATTGCGGATCCTGCTGCTCCACCTAAGAAACCTAAACCACCAGATAAAGCAGCTCTACCTGCAGATTCTAAAGTAAAACCACCTTCGGCAAATTCAGCACCAGCTCCTAATATAGCACCTAAGTAAGGAATACCTTTTACAAGTCCTTTACCTAAACCTTTACCTAAACCTCTGCTTAAACCTCTGCTTAAACTTCCACCTTTTGGAGATGGAGCTTTAGCAAATCTTCCTGTTTTAGGGTCTCGGTATCTTCCACCACCTCCACCACTAGAAGTACTACCACTAGAGACACCACCACCAGGCATACCTGGACCGCCACCTTCAATAGTTACAGGGACAGCACCATTTTTAGCTACAGAAGTAAATACTTTAGCAAAGGCTGCTATACCACCTGCTAAAGCCGTTACAGCAACAGTTGTTAAGGCAATTTGACCTAGTGGAGAACTAGCCAGTTTTTCGGCTACTGTAGCTACTTTTTCTAAAAGACCTCCTACAGGACCAGCTACAACAGAGGCTAAAGTATCTTTAAATTTTTCACCTGCTCTAGCTAATCTTTCTTGAGCATCAGCTTGAACATTAGCTAATTCAAGAGATTTACCATTAAGCATTTGTTGCTCTAAAGCATTAGCTTTTTCAGTTTCTCCTTTTTTTCTTAACTCTTGGATTTGGGATTGATAAAGTTTAACTTGGTCTTGGTCTAATCTTTTTATTTGTTCAGATTTAACTAATGAATCAGTTAATTCGTCAACTGTCATGCCCGCGGCTTTGGCTAAAGCTTCTTGTTGGATAACGTTTAACTTTTGGAAATCTGCTAAACTTCCAACATTCTTCATTAATTCTTGAGCAGCTCCTGCTGAATCACCTTGTAAAGCTAAATATCTAGCTTTTTCTAAATTAAGATCTTTACCAGTTAATAATTCTGCTTCTAATTCAGCTGATATAGATTCTTCAAAATTTAGCAATTGTCTAGAAGCGTTTTGTGCCTGCTGTAATGTCATGCCCAATTTTTGGGTTTGGATTACTGCTTTAGAAATTAATTCTGGGCTTCCTTTATATTGAGCAAATAATTGACCATTTACTTTAGCTACTTCAGATAGTACTTTTTTATTGCTAATTACTCCTTTACGTTGTTTACCAATAGAGTTAACTATTTCTTCTTGGGTTTTGCCTGAAATGGTAGAAAGTTTAGCATATTCAGCAGCTTCATCAACAGTTAATCCTAAATTTTTAGTTAGTTTAAGATTATCTTCTAGAGTTTTTGCTGAAAAATCAGCAGAAGTTCCAAAAGCTGTATTAAGATTATTAGTGGCTTCTACTAAATTATTAGTAGTCATTAAAGTATCTTGTGAAGCCGTAGCTATTCCTCTTAATCTATCTTGAGTGATAGAAGCTTGCTCACTACTTATACCTTGGTTTTTAGCAATGTCTGCTGTTATTTTACTATAACTAAAACCTATTTCTAATAATTGTTTAAAAGCACTTGCTGCTAATCCTATATAAACTAAAGGATCTGTAAGATTTTTCTTAATATCTTTACCTAAAGATCCTAGAGCTTTACCTAAAACAGACCATCTATTACCTGTGAGTTTAGATGCTTCATCGTTTGCTGCTTGTAAAGCTTTATTTACATCTATAAATTTATTTAATAAAGGTATTTTATTTATACCTTCTAATATTTTACCTGTAAGACCTAGATTTTTTTCTATGTCAACAAATTTTCTAGCTAATTTATCAGTTTCAGTTACTTGTGCTTGAAGACTTTCAATTCCATCTTGATATAATTGGGCTATACCTTTTAAAAGAGATTGATTTGTTCCTGTAGCTACATTAGCTTGTTTTAAAAAGGCATTACGTTTAGCAGTAAGTTTATTAATTTCATTATTTACTACTTTAAATTGTTTGTCTAATTTTTCACGTTCTTTAGCATTAGCTAATGTTTCTTCGTCTAGTTTAAGTAATTCATCTGCTAATTTTTTACTAGCGCTAAAACTTTCCTTAAAAGTAGCAGCACTATCTCCAGTAGCTTTAGATAGTTTATCGGCGTTTTGAGCAATAAGTTTAGAGATATCATTAAGGGTACTTAATATCCCTACTGATTCTTCTTTAAGATTATTAAAGTTATTTTGCTTAGCCATATGTTAATAAATATTAAAAGGCATCATTTTTTTGATGCCTTTGTAACATAAGTTGGGGGTGATATTTTTCCTATAGATGTTTTATCTTTAGTAGCCCCTACTGATTTCATTGCATTTATAGATTTTTGAACATTATCTTGATTTTCTTGATTACCTACTTTATCATAATGTGATTTTAATTTATGAAAAGTAAATTTACGCAGCCAAATAGGCATGTTGTAAACTGTAGGATAATCATACCCACCATTTCCCCAAAATAAAATTTCGTGGATTTGGTTAAAGATAACTCCTCTATACTCAGGCGTCAGGCCAAAAAAAGTTAAGCCCAATGGGTAGAGCAGCCTCCTTCTCTGCTCCATTTTCATCGGTATATGTAAATTTAAGATCTAATCCTGGAGTAGTTTTACCAACATATTCTCTGAATGCTTTAGCATCTCTAGCTAGAAAAACATTATCAACAAATTCACGAATTGTTTTAGGTTCACGATTACCATTAACAGAAGTAATCATATATTTTAAACGTGTAGATAATTCAAAACTGCCTTTAGGATCGATTTTCTTTAAACCTTCTAACTCTTGGTCAATTTTTTTCTCATCACCATGAGTTAACAATTTAAAGGTAATTTCATTACCTGAATGTGGTAAAGTAAAAGAAAATTCGTTTTTAGACTGGATTAAAGAAGTATCAAATTCTTTTTCTTTAAGGAGTGATAGATCAACTGTAATAGTTTCTCCATTGAATTCAAAACTATAATCTTTACCATAACCTAAAACACGTGCTGCTATCATAATAGCATCCTTATCAGCTATTAACAAGTCATCATAATTAACTTTAGTTATAATCATGGATTGTAATAATTTATCTATTACAATACCCTGTCTAATATAATTTTGGTTAGTTAGGATATCTTCCTCTCTAGCAGTCATATATTTCATTTCTATTTTTCCTTCTGCTAAAGGGTGCCCTTCAGGATATAATAAACCTTTTGAAGGTAGTTCTACTATTTCAGTAGGGAATTTAAATTCGCTCATAAATTTTTTATTTATAACTAGTATTGTCTATAATAAATATAATATAAAAAAAGAGCTTGGCAAAGCCAAGCTCAAATTTAGTTTTATTAAAATTTCTATTAGAAGTTTAATACACAGTAATCTGGTTGTACAGTCATTGTAATTTCAATAGCTTGATCAACAGTATCCCATGAATAATCACCAAAGCTAGCATCTACAATAAGAGCTCCTTTAAGTACCCATTCAGAAACAATATCACCAACAGGACCTAATACATCAAAAGTTAAATCTTTCTTGTAGAAGTCTGAGTAACCATCTCTACCTGTTACTGATTCGTGGTGTAAACGAACCCACTCCATTACTGCTTGAGCTCCTGAAGGTGTAATAGGATCAAATAATGTGAACTGAACTGTTCCCCAAGTTGTTTTACCTTTAACATAACGTTGTACGTTAATGTGGTTTAAAGCTACACTACCTTGAGTTAAATTAATAGCTCCTACACCTTTAATCTCGTAAGCAGGAATACCATCAATATACATGATAAATCTGTTAACCTGCTTTGGTTCAAAAGCTGTGAAAAATATTTCGTTTGGATCTAATACTGCCATTTTGCTATATTATTTATTTTATTATAAATATTATTAATTATAACTCTTATGCTGGGAAAGTAGCTCCAGTTGGTAAGATGTTGAAGTCTAGGTAAATAAATTCAGCAGTCTTAGTTGGTTGTAAATAGATTTGACCAATTAAT